AAGATTAGTGGTCGTTTAGCTATGGGTACTCAAAAAGGTCGTGAAGCATACGAACTTTTAAAAATGGGTGCATTAGATGGTATGTCAATAGGATTTAAAGCAGACCCTGACAAACAAGGATACAATGAAAATAAGAGAGGAGTTAGAACTCTTAAAGAAGTTGATCTTATGGAAATTTCTTTAGTCACTTTCCCAATGAATGAAAGTGCATTAATAGAAACTGTCAAAGGCAATGCTAAAAATATTCGAGAGTGGGAAAAAATCTTGCGTGAGGCAGGAGGACTTTCTCGGACAGAGAGTAAGATTGGTGCGAAAGCATTATCTGAATCTTTAAACCAGCGAGATGCTGAAGATAAACAAACAGTAGCAGATTTAATTCTCAAAGTTGCTAATAAACTTAAACAATAAATAAGAGGAAACAATTATGGATAATAATGAAGTAAAATCTGCTGTTGAAACTCTTGGTAAAACTTTTGAATCTTTCAAAGAAACTAACGATGAAAGATTGAAACAGATTGAAGCTAAAGGTAGCTCTGATCCAATCACAGAAAACAAGTTATCTAAAATCGAAAAAGATTTAGATAAAGTTGCTGATATGGAAAAGTCTATGAAAGCACAAGATGAATACCAAAAAGCTAGTCAAGAACAAATGGCAAGATTAGAAACTATTATATCAAGACCTGACTTTGGAAAAGGTTCTCCAGTAGAATCAAAACAAAGACAAGTATTTGATAAATGGATGAGAAAAGGTAAAGAAAACCTAACACCTGACGAAGTTAAAGCCTTAACTGTGTCTAATGATAACACTGCTGGTTATTTGGCTCCACCTGAATATGTGAGAGAAATAATCAAAGGTATTATTGAATTTAGTCCAGTAAGATCAGTAGCTAGAGTTAGAACAACTGGTCAAAGAAGTGTACAAGTTCCAAAAAGAACAGGCACTTTTGCGGCACAATGGGTAGCTGAACAAGGTACTAGATCAGAAACTACTGGATATGCTGTTGGTTTGGAAGAAATTCCAGCACACGAAGTATATGCTTTAGTAGATATTTCTGAACAAGAACTTGAAGATTCAGTTTTCAATTTAGAAGCAGAAATGAATGCAGAGTTTGTAGAGCAATTTGCAAAAGCTGAAGGAAACGCATTTATTTCAGGTGACTCTGTTGGAAAACCTCAAGGTTTAATAACTAACGCAGGTAACAATATAACTACAGCGGCTAACGATACACTTGGTCCAGATGATTTAATTGGTGCGGCACATAATATTAAATCTGAGTACATGAGAAATGCATCTTGGATGTTTAATAGATCAACACTTTCAGCAATTAGAAAACTGAAAGATGGTGCAAACCAATATCTATTCCAACCTGGAATATATCAAATGGGTGTAGGTTCAAGTTTACTTGGACATCCAATTGTAGAAGCATCTGACTTAGCTGATATTGCTGATGGAACTAAACCAGTTTTATTCGGTGATTACAGAAGAGGTTATATGATTATAGATAGAGTAGCTCTTTCAATTATGAGAGATCCATTCACACAAGCGTCATCAGGTAATGTAAGATATGTTGCTAGAAGACGAGTTGGTGGACAAGTTATCTTACCTGAAGCAATAACAACAATTACTATTCAGTAATTATAACTTATAGGAGAAGATAAAATGGCAATATACGATGGAAAAAGCGGTCTTAAATTTGAGGAATCCTTAAATGCGATCGTTAAAGATGCTGACACAAATTCAACAGGTGTTGATTCTCAGGGTTTTTCTTCAGTAACTCATGTAGTTAATGTAGGAGCCCCTGGAGTTACATTCAGTACAACTCATAAAGTTGAGATTGAATTAGAACATTCTGATGATAATACAACTTTCACAGATGTAACATCTAATACAGATGTTGTAGGTGGAACAGTTGGTACTAATGGTCTATGGCAAACTATTGATGCTGATGGCGACTGTAATGCAGTTTACGCAATCGGTTATGTAGGTGGCAAAAGATACTCTAGAGTAGTTTTAAACTTTAGTGGTACTCATGGAACAGGAACTATTTTTGGTGTAACTGGTGTTAAAGGAAGACCTATTTCAGGTCCTACTAGCTCAC